GAAGAAAATAGGTATCATACCCCTCTGCATCTAAGTTACTCGCAGCACTTATTACGGCATCAATAGAATCATAGAACTTCTGCACCTTCTTATCATCGGATTTTCTAGACCCGAAGACGCAGTAGTGTCCGTTACTCCCCAATACCGATTCTAAAAATATTTTAGTATCCATAGCCGCCTCATCCACATTAAGAAAAAATCAGCGACGGGGGCATTGTGGTATGCCCGTTCAGTCCGTCAACCTAGTCGCTGTCTAACCTATATCAGGTTACCTACTAGTTATTCATCATCCCAGTCACCAACCACAGAGCCTAGGTCTTCTACTACAGCGGCAGGTGGTGTAGGTTTCTTAGATGCTACAACTTTCGGTTCTTCTATTTCTTCTACTACAGGGGCTACTTCTACTACAGGAACTACTTTAGGTATTGCTTTTGGGATTGGTGCAAATTCTTCTTTGCTGTCCTTATTGCCTGAGTCAAATTGAGATACGTTCAATGTAACTGCACGAATAGTATCTGCATGGTCACGCATAGCTAAACACGCTTGTAACTCAGCTGTTGTTAATTGACGCTTATGGTTGAATGTAACCTTAGGTGTAGGGCTACTAATGTCTAAGCGCATCTCAGTAATGATACCTATAGCGTGAGTATTGTGGGCTTTCAGGTGGCGACCATATGCTTGTAATGGCCATTTGTTACGTTCACCGTCACCGAAAATAGATGTAGATGGTAATGTAACTTGGTACACTTCACCTTTATCTAGGTTGCCTTCTAACATCACAGCAATACGTTGCTGGAATCGGCATGCGCGGCTCTCACCTTGACCTGAACCTTTAATGTTCTGTGGGCAATCCATACATTTAAGTGCTTGACGGGTTTCTTCAGGTACTGCCGCATCAGGTTTTTGAGTATCCGATGTCCAGCAAATTGGTTTAGCTACTTCACCTTCTTTGTACGGAGGGAAATACATACGGTTAAGTGGTGCGGCATTGATGATAACTACATTTAGTGCACGTTCTTCTGCTACACGTACTTCCTTGCCGTTAATGTACTCGCGCCATGCGTTACCCTTGATAGATATACGACGGTTTGTTACGCCAGTAGAGCCTGATAGCGTACTAGTTAGGTTGTCTTCTAAACCATCTAATAACGCTAGGGCGTTTGGGTCTTGTTGATTACCGAATAATGTTAATGCTGACATGATAGTTCTCCTTAATTGTCTTCGTCTATGTTGTTAAAATCTAGTTCTAATTGAATTGGTGCGTAGTCTGATTCAGTTGCATCAGCTTCTTTTACCTTATTTGTTAGTACGTTTTCTACATCGAGTAGGTTAAACCTATATGTAGCCCCTACTTTAATATATGTATCTTTAGGGATGATGCCCTGTCTAATCCATGCACGTATAGTAGAAATAGATACCGCAAAATATTTAGCCACATCTTCAATTGGTACATAGGGTGATGCCATTATTTTCTCCTCACTGTTATTGTGTATTCACTATCCACATTTAATCCCGGGGGTAGTAACTCAGGGTGTTCTTCTAAAAACTGTTTCATATTGGTTTGCTGTATCCGTTTCTCTAAAAGTTCAGGGACATTGTTCTCTACTATGAATTTACCCATAGACTCCCAATCACTAGTCCAATAACTTTGCCTTGTAGTACGGTAAAACAAACCTGCTTCTGTTCGCACACTATCAGCACCCGTATCTTTGCAGTGTTGAAGTAACGCCTTCTTTACCATATCCATCTGAGTTGATATAGCCTCATCGGATTCGGTGTATTTTGCTTTCAGTTCCGAACGCTTATCTTTCATTTTCAAATAGACTTTAACTAACTTTGAAAGAGTAATGTCTTGTGCTACAGCTACTGTTTCTTCACTCATGTGAGTCTCCTTAATCTGTTAGAATATACAGTATACTATCTAATCTTAACTTATACAAGTATTTCTTTGTAAAGGTCTACTAATTTTGAGTGGACGTCTATTTTATTGTCTAACATGTTATATACATGTTTCTCTACCTTTGACCCCTGTAATTGCACCACGGTACATGGATGATGTTGCCCTGACCTATGCACTCGAGCATTAGCCTGTGCGTACGTTTCTAGAGAAGACGTTGGCCCCCACCATATAACGGTGTTAGCGGCAGTTAGTGTTACTCCATGGGCCGCAGCTTGTGGCTGAATAATTAAAACTCGGGGGTCAGGTGTAGTTTGAAACGCATTGAATATATCGGTGCGTCTATTTACAGGAACATCTCCATTTATAATCTCTGCGGTTATACCGTCTTCTCGTAACTTGGTTGATAAAATTTGTATCACATGTTTGAATGGTACAAAAACTAGTACCTTTTGGCTAGCTTCCTCTATAACTTCTTTTAGTACCGTATATCTGTTGCCTATGTCGAACTCTAAGGTCTCCCCCGAATCCGAATATACCGCACCACAAGATATTTGTAGGAGTTTACTCATAGCTACTGCGGCATTAGCAGATGTAATTTCTTCCCCGCCTGCTTGAATAATCATTCGACTTTTAAGTAGGGCGTAATACTTTTGCTGTTGCTTAGTCAACTCAACTTGGCGCATTACATAAGTTAACTCGGGTAAATCTAGACACTCATCTTTAGTAAATCGGATAGCAGGTTGCAGGGCATTGTGCACCATAGCCGACGCATTTTCCTTAGGTACCCATTTGAATTGGTTAATCTTGTACATCACCATATCTCGGAAGGCCGTATAAAACTTCGGCACTTCAGTGGGGTTTACTAACTTAGCTAGCCCATATGCGTCTAGGGGGGACTGTGCCGCAGGGGTACCAGTCAACATCCACAACCAAGTATCCGCTTTGAGGATTCGGTTTAATGTCTTCCATCGTTTGGTCTGTACATTTTTGTATGCGTTGGCTTCATCGATAACGACTAGGTCAAACCCCCCGTTAGCAATCTCACTCTCTACAATCTCAATGCCGTCGTAGTTTATTATTACAAACTCTGCGTCACCTTCTATAATTTTTTTCCGTACCTTGGACGCACCGTATGCGATATCAACAGACCTGTGCATAGCAAACCTAAACAAATCAGCCCGCCATGCGGAGTCCATAATAGACAGGGGACATATAACTAAAACGCGTTTAATTCGGTTTTGTTTCATTAGGTAGTCAGCCGCCCAAATAACACTACCTGTTTTACCCGTGCCCTGTTCGTTAAGACAGAAAGCCCTACGGTTCATGGTTAAAAATGCAGAGGTGGTTATTTGGTGGGCAAACGGTTTGTACATTCCGGGCCAGTCGTATCGGCCTATGATAGGGCTAGGTACGTTTTTAAGCTTTAAGTTTTTTAAAACTTGGGCTTCGTCTATACCCCAGTTGACTAGTACTTGGTTCTCATTGATAGCTTTACTCTTGGGTATTACGGTTGTGATACGGTTGGGGTTACGCAGCGTCAATAATAACGCTTTGTTATCAACAATCTCCATTGCTTTCTCCGATGCAATATAGACTGAATGCGGGTTGCACTCAGCCATACGTTTATTTCTAGGTACTACTATACTACTTATTTGCCGTTACGGCTACGGTTTTTACTAGGGCTTTGTAATCTTAAGTTACTCTTAGCGTTAGTACCGCCCTTACTTAGCATGACCTTATGGTCTATGTCTTTACCCTTACGAGGCACCCCTTCTGCATCTAACATACGACGTGCTTTCTGTCTAGTCATTCTGTTCTCATGTTCGCCACGTTTTTTCTGAAGCTCATATTCGTGAGCATACGGGCGGTCTTCTTTATTCTTGTAGGCCATTTGGTACCCCTTAAAAATTACGCCCGTTATGTGGGCAACTCTCTACTGCGCAGTGTTTTCGGCATAGTCCACTAGGCCGAGCATTCCACACATTGTTTATGTAGGACGCCTTCATTTTACCATAGTCCCGTAACCATTTCTGCCAATAAACGTGCGCTTGGTCTTGGGAGTAGTTCTCTTTGATGAACGCCTTGCATACAACAAACAATAGGCCACCCTTCACTTTCTTTATCTCGGGAAAGTGTTTGAATATGGCAAGTGCCATTAACTCTAATTGGCCTTTGTCTGCGTACTTAGCCGACTTGCCTGTCTTATAGTCAATCTTTTTGGCTTCACCTGTTTCTTTGTTTATTATAACTAAATCGGCTATGCCCCGCCACCATACATTATCTGCATCAAAGGCACAGACTTCTAAGTCCTCGGTCAACGCCATCTTAAGTTCGCAGTGTTTCTCCCCCACCATCTGATTGAGGTTATCTAGTGCGCTCTTGGCATAAGAAAACTGTGGGGGTATAGGTGTGCCGTCTCGTATGTATTCCTCTGCGGCTTTATGAAACTCCGACCCATACAGGGTTGCTTCTGTAGGCGGGTCTTTAAAATCTCGTAAGACTTTGAGGTGGTAATACTTCCTTGGGCATTGGTCAAATGTCTTAATGCTACTAAACGACCACGCGGGTATTTTCATTAGCCTATTCTAGCCTTTCCTGTAATAGCTTGTGATTTAGCAAATCGGTATAGTGTTTCTATGTCAACTATAATTTCTTCCTGCTTAAACTTTAGTTTGAACCCCATCGTCTGATTCGGTCTGAGGGTAATTATAAGGGGCACCATCTTTTCTATTACCGTTGTTTCCCTTACGAGCGGTTTGTCTAGTTTAGTCGCCACTCTGCTTCTCCTTCTTAGCTATATCTATACCACGCAGTATCAATCGCTCAAACCCCAACTGCATGAGGTACTGCTTACCTTCCTCGTCCACGTCCAGTTCAGCTATTGCACTGCCATCGGGTTGGTCAATCAAGTCGCCTATCAATTCTATCTTCATGTGTATCTCCTTTATGTAAAGCATACTTTACATTTTGTCAGTTATGTTGCCTATAAGTAACAGGTTTTAGTTCAAAACTAAACTAATAGTGTAGACTTGTGTGTAATTTTAAACCGTTTATTCAACACAAACTTTTTTGTCTATTACGAATTAAACGCAAACATCCGCCAAAACATCCGCAAACAATGCTCACGCAATTT